TGTATTATTATCTATGTCTGTCTTAACATCGTAAATTAATTTTCTTATTTTATCCATTATAATAGTCCTCCTAATAATCCTAAACCACCACCTATTAATGCACCTGGAGCTCCAAATTGTGATCCAAGCAAAGCACCACCCATAGCAGTTGAGAATGGATTAGCTTGTACTGATGATGATCCTACTGTTGTAGGTAATCCAGTTGCAATAGGATTAACAAAGTTAGCATATTGTTGTAATGCTTGTGTGGGAGCTAGTTGTCTTTGTCTTTGAATGTTTTCTAATTGAGCTCCTGTTTGAACTAAACTTGGTGCTTGAGATGCAATACCTAATTGTCTGCCTCTTTCAGTTTCGTACTGACCAAAAGCTAAAGGTAAAGCAGCTTGTGCTACTTGTGAAACTATTTGTTGTTGCGACATGGGAGAACCTGGTGTTCTTCCTGCTGCACTAAATTGTGATTGAACTCCTGTTGAAATATCTGCTGCTGTTTTTTGTAACAGAGGAGATAAAAAAGGATTTAAATATTTACCAGATAAAGTATCTGCTAACTGTTGTTGTGATGCAGTACCTAATGCTTCTTGTTGAGCAAGACCTGTTAAAGTTTGTTGAGTTGGAGCTACATATCCTGTTGCACCTACACCTTGATTATATAATTGACCAGACTCAGAAAGTATCTGAGCTAATGCTGGTTCTGCTGGTGCATAAGGTGTTACTTGTGATGTAGTAGTTCCTCCTGATGATCCTCCGCCAAAACTCATATTTTCTCCTCTTGTTTAATTTCTTTTTCTAAAACTACATGGGTTTTTTTGTAGCCATGATTATTATAAACTCTTTGCCATCCTGGTCTAGCAATAAGTTCCATCATTTTGCAATTTTCTTCTTTAGCAAATTTTTCAATTTCACTTATTAAATGTTGCCACTTAGACATTTGCCTTCCAGTTACAATATAAACATGACAGACCTTACCATGTTTTCTTTTTATAATTTCAGTAACAACAACACCATAATATTTATTGGCTGTTATTTTTTCGTCTTTATCCCATATAACCCAAACTTGAAATTTACCTTGTTTGGCGGTTTCATAAACGAAATCTGAATCAGTAAGTTGACCTGAATATGCTAGAGCAGACTTAATATCTTTTTCAACCATGCTCCAAACTTTATCAAGTTCTTCAATTGGTATTGAAACTAATTTCATAAATACATTAAAAAATACTTAATAACAATATATAATTAAGCACTCTTTTCGTCAAATATTTCTACATAGCTAACAATACCTGCTATGTTATTAGCAGAGGCAGCTTTAACTTT